GGTAAGGGTTTTAGTGAACAATCTAAAGTGGAAGGACAAAGGGAAAAAAATGCTAGATAAAAAATTCTTTTTAAAAGAAGGCGCTAATACTAGAGATGATTATAGAGACCATATATTCAGGAAAGCACTAGATGTGCATGGCAATAAATTTAAGCAATATAAATCTAAAAAATACCAAAATAAGAAAGCAGCAGGTGGATTTAAAACACAGAACAGAGGCTATCCTTTATTTGCTCCTGTTCTTACAGGTGACTTGTTAAATGATTATTCTTTGATTGAAACTTCAAATAATGGATTTATTATAGGCTGGAATATTCAAGGGGCTAAGGTAGGATGGCTAAAAGATAATAAGAGAGAACTAACAACTTCTAAGCAACCATTGCCTGAAAAGATTTTAAAGAAGTTATTTGCTAAAGCAAAACTATATATTAAAAAAGAAAAAAGGAAGATAATCCCTAGAAAAACTACAAGGCATAAGATTGGTAAGTAGAAACAAAAAAGGGCCTTAAATGGCCCTTTTTGTTCCTTATTTGGTTATTTTAATTATCTCATTAACCTGAAGCGAATATCACGAATTGTTTTAAAGTCATATCCATTACTAACATCACTGGCGAACCATCCTATTAGTTTGTAGGTCATATAGGGTGATAATTTATCTTGTATCACCTCCCCATCAAAAACAATCATATATCCTTTTCTGTTAGGATTCCTGTATGCAGTAGAATAATAGCCTGAAGATGGTTTCCATTTTTCATACCATGTCATTGGTATAACTTTTAAATGACCTTCAGGACCCCATTCATCAAGATACCAATTTATATCCTGCAAATTACTAAGCATCTCTTTTTTAGTTTTATCAATGTAAGACATTACTCACTCCTTTTATTTTTTTGTTTTTCCCAAACCCATAGGGTTTCTGCACCCCTCAAAGAGAGGTGCTTCATCAGTGGGATTTATTTTATGAAATTAAAAAACTCTGTTCCATATTCTCCATATCTTATCTCATCACCAGTATATTGTTTATTAGTGTCTCTTTTCACCGTTCTTTTTCCTTTTACACCATGTGTCCATACAGTATTTATACCTTCAGAACTGGTTATATTAACTGCATTAGCCTTATTGTCAAAATCATTAACATCAATGCCTCTATCTTTAACTCTATCTGAAACATCAGCACCTGTAAAATCAGATTGAACACCTACTCTACTTAAATGATTCATACCATAACTTGACATATCTATTGAACTTAATTCTACTCTATCACCATTAGGCATAACAACTGTTAATTCTTCATTTAAACCTAAAGTTATTTCTTTTTTGTTACCTGTTTCCATTTTTGTTACTCCTTGTTTATTTTTTGTTTTCCCTTACAACACTATAATATTACAAAATAATATATATATAAACAAACAATTATTTTAAATATTAAATATTTATTTAAGTATATAGAATATTATAGAGGAGGAATTAAATAATTACTTTTATATAATTTAAAATAAATTATATTATAGATAGAAATTTTCAATAAATATCCACTAAAGGAGTTAAAATGTCAGAAGAAAATAAAGTAGAAACTCAAACTACCGTTGAACAAAACAACGATAATAAAGGCAACACTGAAGTTGATAAAAATGTACCATATGATAGATTCCAAGAAGTAGTGCAGTCTAAGAATGATATGGCTTCACAACTTGGGAAACTTCAGGCACAGATAGATAAGATGAACAGTGATAACAAATCAAAAGCAGAAGCAAAGATGGTTGAAGATGGTAAATTGAAAGAAGCGCTTGATTTGATTACTAAAGAAAGAGATACTTTTAAAAGCCAATCTGAACAATGGACGACATATCAGGCTGATAAAAGAGAATCTCTTATGTCTAAACTAACTGATGATACTGATAAATCTATTGCAGAAGGTTTGAGTGATTTGAATAAACTAGAAACTTATGTTAATAAGGTTGTTAATGTTAATGCTCCATCAACATCTAAAGCAAGAGCCACAACAGGTAAAGTAGGTGAAATGGGTGGCTATTCTTCTTATGCTGAATGGGCAGAGAAGGACCCTGAAGGTTATGAACAAGCAAATAATAGTCTTAAAGGAACAGGTATAAAGATTGGCTATGGGAGTTAAGAAACATAGCAAATTACTTGGAGTTGACTATGACCCAAAGAATGATATGGAGTTAAAGCCAAAAGAGGATGGTGATGTTGATGTTAGATATAAAGATGGGAAGATGACATTTGATGAATATATTGATGAAATGGAATCAAGGGCCACAAGACATCAGGAAGGTAAATCCTTAACTTCAAATTCTTTAGGATTATTTGGAGGCTGGGGAAAAGGAACATTAAAGAAACCTTATGAAGAATAATTAAAATATATACTCAAAATGAAGGCACCTAGTGCAGTTGAAAGAGTATAAATAAGGAGTAGTATCATGGCAGAAACAGATACAGGTGTTGCTCAAGGTGGATTAGGTAAAATAGTAGGTGATGCAGTTTTAGCATTTAACCATACTAATGTTATGCTTCCATTGGTAACATCAAAACAAGCAGTAAAGGGCGCAATTACAGTGCAATTCCCTGACTACACAAAGGTTGAATCAGGAAGTGTAGATGCAGTAGCAGATGGTGTTGACCAAGGAACAGTTACATCAGTAACAACAGATGCTAGAAGCCTTACTATTAGTGAGCATGTTATCAGAGCAGATGTTAGTGATTTAGCAAGAATGGGTAATGCTGAAGATTTAACAGGCAATGTTGGCGCTATATTAGGTAATGCAGTAGCAGCAAAACTTGATAAAGACTTATGTTATTTAGGAGAAGCATTTGCTCAACAAGATACATCAACATCAACAACATTGGCATTAAGTCATATTTTTGGTGCAATGAGATATTTAAGAGCAGCAGGTGCGCCTTTTCCATATAATTTGGTATTATCACCAAAACAAGTATGGGGCAGTAAAGGATTACTTGCATTAACTAATGATGCAGCAGTAACAGGAACTAATGTTGCAAAACCTATGTCACTTCTTGGAAGTAAAGGTGAAGAAGCAATTACAAATGGTTGGGTTGGCTCAATGGCAGGATTCAATGTTTATTGGAGTGACCAAATCTCTGAAGCAGCAAATGCTGGTAGAGGTTTTGCCTTCAGTAAAGGGGCTATTGGTTGTGGTATTGGACCTGAAGGACTAATCAGAATAGAAACAGAAAGAAATGCATCTTTCAGAACAACAGAATATGTTGCTGTTGGATTTTGGGGTGAATGTGAAATCAAAGACACATTTGGAGTTTATATGCCATCTGATGTTTCTTAATTATAGTTACTTATAATCATAAAGTTGGGGGAGTAGTCGGATTACTCCCCTGCTTTTATAAAATGGAGAATTTATGGAAGATAGATATTTCAAGAAAAGCAATGGTGTGATTATTAAATATGGTCCACAATATGATTTAGAAAATTTAATGGAAAGATTTACTGAATGTGATTCTGATGGGAATGAATTAAAAAAAGAAAAATCTAAAAAAGAATCAAAAAAGAAGGCAGGTAAATAATGGCAATAACTTCAAAAACATTTATTCATAGTGATAGTAAGTTGTTGGGAGATGAAACAGCAGCAGTAGGATTCTTACCAAGAGATGTGGAAGATTGGATTTCTGCAAATGGTGGTACTATTGATAACACATCAAATATGAATATCACTTGTTGTCCTTATGGTGCTAACCAAATATTCACATTAATAGTTATAGATGATAATAGTTAATAAATGTCCTTAATAGATAGTATAAAGAAACATGAAGGCTTCAGTTCTGTTGTATATAAATGCACTGCTGATAAATTGACTATTGGCTATGGCAAAAGGGTTAAGTATCTTAAAGTAACCAAGGAACAAGCAGAGGAATGGCTTAAAGAAGATGTGGAACATTTAAAGTATGTAATGGCAGATAAATATGAATGGTTCTTACCTGCCCCTCAAGAAGTAAGAGATATTGTTATAGAAATGGCATATCAACTTGGGGTAAAATCCTTTAGTCTTTTTCGTAAAACTATATATTTAATAGCAAATAGAGATTATAAAGGTGCTTCTGTTGAGATGTTAGATAGTAAGTGGGCTAGAATTGATACACCTTCTAGGGCCTTAGAATTAAGTGAAAGAATGAAAAATATAGAATAATATGCCTAATGAAATAGTTTGTCCTAAGTGTTATAATGTTGGAATGACAAAGAGTGGATGGTTTGAGGACAGACAGAGGTATCAATGTAAGGTTTGTAATCACAGAACAATACATGGCATAGAAGATGCTGATTTAGTTATAGAGAATGTTAAACTTGCTAAACAAAAGCAATCAGCACAAGATTTAAACAGGATAGAAAGAAAATCTTTCAGGGAACATGCAAGAATTGAAAATGCTGTTTCTGAGTATAGCAAGAATTTAGTTGGGCTTTTTGAAAAATACAAACTATCTACATATGTTAAGAAGCATAAGGAAGATAACTCTTGTGTTGGTGTAATACAATTCTCTGATGTTCACTTTAATGAATTAGTAAACCTTGAACATAATAAATATGATTTTAGTGTAGCATCTGCAAGATGTAAATTGTTTGTTGATAAAGCAATAACATATTTCAAGGCTATGGGAGTTACTAATGTACTAATGGTCCAGTCAGGTGATTTACTAAACTCAGATAGAAGATTAGATGAATTACTACAAATGGCTACTAATAGAGCAAAAGCAACGTTCCTAGCAGTTGACATACTACAACAAGTAATCTTGCATTTAAACACCAATTTTAATGTTTCTGTGGCTATGGTAACAGGTAATGAAAGCAGAGTTAAGAAAGATTGGGGTTGGAGTACACTTATAGCAACAGATAACTATGATTATACAATATTTCAGACATTAAAGTATTTATTTAGAGGTTCTGATATTAGTTTTATTGATGGTGATCCTACTGAAGTAGTGGTTGAGGTTGCAGGACAAAACTTATTAGTATTGCACGGAAATGGTGCTATTAAAAGAACAGGCATTGAATCTTCTATTAATCAAATGGTTGGAAGATACAGAATGAGAGGAACAAAGATTGATTATGTTATATTTGGACATATTCATTCAGCAAGAGTTGGTGATAATTATTCTAGGAGTAGTAGTATGGTAGGAGCAAATGATTATTCAGAGAAGGCACTTAACTTGGCAGGTAGAGCATCACAAAACTGCTACATATTTTATAACAATGGAAACAGAGATGGCATTAAGGTTGATTTACAAAATTATTCTGATGGGTACGATATTGACAAATCATTGGAATCCTATAATGCTAAATCAAGTGATAAGATTAATCAAGGCACTACTATATTTAAGGTGGTAGTGTGAATTGGTTAGATATATTAGAGAAATATGGTATTGCTGTTCTAATGAGTATTGGAATGGCATTTTATATATGGAAAAGCACAAAATTTATTCAAGATGAATTACAGAAGGAACTAAGAGAATCCTTCAATAGGTTGGAGAGTATAATTATAAAATTGATTGATAACAGCAAGAAGCAGGAGATTAAGCAGGAAGGCTTGATTAAGAGTTATAAATCATTGGTAGATATAATTACAAGGCTATGGAATAGATAGAGGAATATAATGGGTGATAGTTTAGATAATGTGTTTCAGGGTATTTATAAATCAATAGTAGAAGCACAGAATACAATAGAACAACATTATGTAGGTGAAGTAAAAGAGGATTACTTTGATAAAGATGGTAATCCATATATGCTTCCTGTTAAACTACCTAATGGTGATAATGGGGAATTAAAAACAATTAATATACCTGTAATTACATTAGTACCTCATAATGGTATGGCAATTAAAGAAGTAGAAATTGAAATGGAAGTTGCATTATCTCAAGGAGAATCTGAAGAAATAAATAAAAGTAAGGCAACAAAGAAGAAACCTAGTAAGATTCACAAATTCCTAACAGATTTAAGTAAAAGAAATAAGGGCCGAGAAATGGCCAAGATAAAAGTGAAGTTTAATGGGCAAGATGCTCCTGAAGGACTTGCTAGGATTAAGGATTCACTTGTTAAGATAATACCTAACTAAACGGAGAAAGATAATGGCAAAACAAGATACAACAGTTAAAGCATTTGTAGGACTACCAATAGAAGAATTAATATGTAATCCTATTATAGGTGCTGCTAAAGGGCAAAGAGCATTAGCACAAGAAACATTAAGTTTTGTAGAAGATTTGGCTTTTACAGGTAAAGACAATAAAGATGGTTCTAAAAATGCAAATATAATTGATGTTAGTTTAGATAGATTAACAAACTCATCAACAACAGGTGAGGTAGCACACGTTAATCAGAAGATCCAAATGCCTGTAATATCTTTAGTTAATATCCCTAATTTTGCTATGGACACTATGGAGATTGATTTTACTATGGAAGTTAAGCAGAGTTCTGCTAATACATCAACTTCATCTAAGAGTAAAACAACAGATAGTGGTGCAGAGGTTAAGGCTAGTGCATCTTGGGGCTGGGGTAGCGCATCAGTAAAAGCACATCACAATGTATCAGGCACAGTATCTTCTTCTAAAGAAAATACAAGAACATCTGATTTTAGTGCTAAGTATAATGTAAATGCTACTGCTAAACAATTACCACCTGCTGAAGGTATGGCTAGATTCACTCAAATATTATCATCCGTTATAGAGCCTATTGACACTTCATCAGCAGCAGGAGAAGCATCCTTATAATGAGTAAAGAATTGGACAATTACAGGAGGGAAGTAACTATACACCTTAAACATCATAGTGAGAAGATTGATGTTGTGATTGCTCATTTAGAAAAGATAAATGGTAGATTACAAAAAGCAGAAAGAGATATTACTACACATAAAACAGTAGGAATAACAATATCTACTTTTGTAGGTTTTATCTTAACTTACTTAGGCATAAAGGAATGACTGGGAAAGAATTAAAACAAGCAGTAAATGATATAAAACTATCTATCCATGAATTAGGAGAAAGGATTACAAACTTAGAAAGAGATTCACATCCTCCTGTATTCAAGCAAGATAGTTATGATGAAATGGATGCTAGATTACAAGTAATTGAAGCATTCTATAATAATATAAAACTTATAACAACAGACAATAAGGAGATTCAATAATATGGAATTTTTTACAAACAATGTTAACTTATTTGCAGGTGGTGGTGCATCAGCGATTGCACTATGGTTACTTAAAAGAATACCTAATGATGATTTGTATTCATGGGTTAAAACAGGAGCATACTGGGCAGGAACTGTAATTACTCTTGGGCTTGGTAAATGGAAAATATCACGTTCTATTTGGAATAAAACAGTGGAGCCATATTTCATTGATTTGCTATCCAATACAGTAGAAGCAGGAGTAGAAGGATTCATAGAAGGGCTTAGAAGCGATAAGTAATAAATGCGATTATCTGATATTATAAAAAACCTAAAAGGTATCTTTGAGAAAAAGAAAAAGAATCCTATACAACTTGAAAATGATAGCAATTTGGAGCCAAATCTTAAGTTCTTAAAGGTTAGTGATAAATCTACACCTATACAAATATCAGATGACACAATAAACATTCAGGGCAGTTTAACTGTTAATGGTGATTCTGTACAAACAGGAACTGATGCAGGTGCTACTGCCCTAAATGAACTATCAGATGTAACTTATTCTAGTGGTGATTTAACTATTGATTCATTGGATAAAATAATTTCAGGGAATCTTACTATTGATTCATCAGGCACATTAACAGTAGATACTGATGGAACGGTTTCTATGAAAAAAGATGGTACTGAGTATAGTGTAGCAAATAGTGCTTATGCAGGAATGATACTTGGATATAGAATGATTGGTGAAGATGCTGTGCATGATTCTTATACTTTGACAACGTCTTATGCAGTTCCTGATAGTGCTATGACAGTTAGATTTGTTGCTCCTCCAAGTGGATGTGTAGAGGTTATGGTTCAGATACACGCAAATGCTTCAAGCAGTAACAGGATTGTATATTTTGGTTTATCAGATAACGCAACTTACAACTCCATAGGAAACAGTTATGAACAAATGCACAGGATGCCTGATGAAACTGATGATGAGGTTTGTCAACACTATTGGACTATTACAGGATTAACAGCAGGTTCAACTTATAATTATTGGTTTGGTGCAAAAACAAGTTTAGCAAATGCTTTTTTGAATTGGGGTGGAACTTCTTCAAATAGATATGCAGATTTTATTATGAAAGTAACAGCATTACCTACTGCAACAAGTGATTTTGCTGAATATGATTAAAAAATAAATATGTTTAAAAGTTTAAATATTATGTTATATTATAAAGACAATAATGGGGTAAATATATGGCTTTGACAGGCAAATCACCATCAGGAACTTACAAGGATTTATTAACTATTGAGAATAGTAACAACGGAGTTGATAGCACTTTACGTTCCGTTAATACAGGTAATGGATCTTCAACATCTACAAGTATATCTGATAGAGCATTAAAGGTAAAATCTGCAACAGATAATACAACTGCACTTGATATACAAAATTCATCAGGTTCAACTAAATTTGTTGTAGATACTACAAACAATCAGGTTAAAGCATTAGGAAATCACGTTAATACACAATATGCTTATTTTGGCATAGAATCAGGTGAAAATGCAAATTATCTTGCAAATGTACATTATGCTATTCCTTTTAATATGGCTGCATATCCAAATGTTTTATATACATTGGACATTGGTACAGGAACTGATCCTGATACATCATTTACAACTGCTAACACAAACACACAAAGGGCATCTACATTACAAACCTGTATGTGGTATGTTCCTGATGCTATTTCAATAGATGGTGTTTATTCAACGGAAGGTGCTGATACAGCAACAGGTGATACAACTAGAATGCACTTAATGAGTTATACTTTTAATTCAGGAAGCACATCAGCATTAGCAGATGGTACTTTATTGGCACATAATTCAGATGTAACAAACGCAGGTAGTGAGCAGGTATATCTATCAACTTGGACAGTAGATAGTGCAACTGTAACAGCAGGTAAAGT